GTTTAGATACTTGCAAAAGTCTTGTTTTTTTGTTTTTGTTGTTTGTTAGGTCTATATTACATTTATATACATCCTATACCTAAAAATGTACATGTTACCGCAGTCACTGCGATAAAAGGTTTGTGTTTACACGGGGACGCCGCTAGGCCACAAGTACTGCCGTAGCACCTATAATCCTCCAAGAGATCAACTTAATGTGCAGGTGGAGGTTTGGCGTACAATGGATGCCGCAATAGAATACATATGTACAAGAAAATTATTGGTACGATTACTCGTACCTCCCCTCAAGGTTGCAAACAACCTCAAGGGCATGGTCGTAACTACGAATAGGACAGTAGTAGTCAAGCTCGGTATTAGCCGCGTCTAAAATGGACGGAGCAATAAAATTCCAAGTTTTAGGACCATGTTGGGACAACTCAGCAATGCTACAACGAACAGTTTCGTTAAATTCCTTATTGGAACACTTAGAAGTGATCCAATATAGAGGTTGAACTATACTGTCGAGTTGAAGCGGACTGAGATAACGCCCAAGTTTTTTATGATATAAAAAACCTCGGCAGAGGAAGATGCACTCTGCTAGGGACCGGAAAGGCATAACTTTTCCAGTTTTGAGTTCATCAGTAAGGGTCATACCAATAGCGGCATAAGCATCTGTGACGGCTTGATTATTGAATAAATGTCTAAAGGGAAGGGACACATTCCAAATAATATCGTCACCAAAGGCTTGAAACCTTACGTTTTGGGTGATTGTTGATATATCGACAATACACCCATGACGGTAATTAAGATGGCCACCAATAGGTTCGCAAAGAATACTGGCGAAACTATACTTGGCAGCGATTAAACTGCCTAATGAACCAAATTGTGAAGTGAGAAAGTCACCAGACGCCAGACAAGCATTCATCATATAGATGAAGTCGTCATATGTATGAGTGGCATTACACTTTTGTTCAATACGGGTTGCACGTTGTCGTTGTTCCATAGGAGTAGAATCATGGTAAAACACTTCGACAACTGAAAGTGCATATCTCCAGAACGCAATACGGTAAGCTACGTCAAACGCTTTCTGATCAGAGGAATTACATCCTCCGTCACCAACAGAAAGCAAATGACGAGCAAAAGTGTGCCATTCAGAAGACGTGGGATTAATTCCCACCGCAACATCATTGGTAATTCTATTGTCCATCATATACTGTGTCCAACCGCCAAAAAGCGATCGATCAACTAGCATGCCGATGAAACTAGAACCTGCTATCATTCGTGAATTAAAGTCCATAACTTTCTGTTTAGGGAGAGTCTCAGACTTCAAAAAATCACGATAAGTGTCATCAATAAATTCACCCCG